TGGCAATGGAAAGAATCAGTATCCGCTGGCTTTGACATTGTGACGTTTACTGCTGCCTCATCTGGGAACTTCACGGTCAACCACTCGCTTGGTGTAACGCCAGCAATGCTTATTGTAAAAACGCGAGACACTGCAGGGTGGAACTGGCACGTTTGGCATAAGTCTCTATCAAGCGCAACAAATTCTGCTTTAATTTTAAACAGCACAGCGGCAGTTAATAGCTCATTCAATATGTGGGGCGCTTCTGGTGTATCTAGCACAAACTTTGGCGTTACAGCAGGCAACCCCGTTGCTGCAAACTCTGCTTGTGTCGCCTACCTGTTCGCAGAAGTCGCTGGCTACTCTAAGTTCGGTAGTTACACAGGCAACGGGTCTACTGATGGTACGTTTGTTTACTTGGGTTTTCGTCCTAGGTTCATTCTAATTAAGTCATCATCGGCAGTACAAGGCTGGCATATCGTTGACACTGCCCGAGACACTTACAACCTTGCGGGCCAAGGGCTTGACCCAAACACATCATCTGCTGAATACACGCCAGCATCATCTGGCTACCCTTTGGACATCCTATCAAATGGTTTCAAACACCGTTATGCCAGCGAACCAAACGTCAGCGGCGCAACTTACATCTACGCAGCCTTCGCTGAGAATCCAACGAAATACTCGCTTGCCCGTTGAGGAGATGTAATGCCAACAGGAAGATTCCACTCAGACAAATCTGGCAACAGATATGGGATGCTTACGCTTGTTTGCAGGTTAAATTCAAGACAAGCCAATGGGTCATTTAAGTATCTTGTTCAATGCGATTGTGGGGAAAGTAAAGTTGTTGGATTTGCACAGATGACTAGTGGTAGAACTCAGTCATGTGGATGTCTTAACAAACGCAAAGGCACAGACAGCCCAAACTTCAAACATGGCCTTTCTCAAAATAGAGAAACACAGGAGTACAAACGCTATCAGCGAGAGTGCTTTGATCGATCAAGGTATGGGCTTGAGCCACAACACAAACAGGCTTTGCTTGATGCACAGTCAAACTCATGCGCCATCTGTGGATACAAGTTTGGTCAAAAAGTTGGCGACATGAAGGTAGATCACGACCACGCCACTGGTGATGTGCGCGGATTGCTATGCGATCACTGCAACCGTGGCCTTGGTTTCTTCCGTGATAATCAAGATAATCTTAAAAACGCAATTAACTATCTAGCACGATAAGGACAAAAAATGTTCAAACTAAACGGAAAACCACTAGCCATTGACACTCCATTTGAGTGCAATGAAATATCTTATCCTGCCAACTGGTTGCGCTTGGCTTCTGCTGAAGAGCGTTCCGATATTGGTATCACAGAAGAAGCTGATGCTGCTACGTGGGACGATCGATTCTATTGGAGCGTGAACTCACCAAAGCAACTTGAAGACCGCTTAGAAGTCAAAGAAGACGGCTCGCCTTTGATGGTGCAGACATACAGCAAATCTGCCGAAGGAATGGTTGATACGGATGAGCAGGTTGTCACCAAAGGCTTAAAATCTCAATGGTCTGCACAGATCAAAGACACAACCAACAAGCTGCTCGCCGCTACTGATTGGATGGTCATCCGTAAGGCTGAACGTGACGTTGCAATTCCCGCTGACACTGTTGCCTACCGCGCTGCTGTTTTAGTTGAGTGTGACCGTTTGCTGGCTGCTATCGCTGGCGCTGCTGATGTTGAAGCATTTGCTATTGTTGTGGGTGCTCAAAACTGGCCAGAGGTGAAGTGATGGCGACAGAACACTCAACCGAAACCGTGGCGGCTGTCGTGACAAAGGTAGCTCCACCAGCAACAATTTCACTTGCAACGGTTGCTGGCTACCAAGTCAGCGAGTTGGTTCTTTGGGCCACTTTTATCTACACGGTTTTGATGATCGGACACAAGTGCTGGCAGATCATCAAAGAAGTGCGCGAAGAGTGATGTGGGCCCAGAGATCATGCTGGCTTTGCAAGCAATGCGTGCTGCGTATAGCGGCATTCAGTACTGCTGCGATTGCCTGCGTGAAGGCTCTGTTGAGATTCAGCGCGTCAAGAAAACTGTCGAAGGTGGGGTTGCTGACGCCAAGAAGATTTATGCTGAGGTTACAGGCATTTGGGGATGGATTAAAAGTCTACTGGGAAGCGCAAAGCCAACTGCGCCAGCACATTCCGCAGCGACCCAGCCAGCAGGAAATCAAGCGCCTGCAACGCCAGCAAAAGCAACTGGAAAGAAATCTAAGAAGGATGATGGATACATCGACCACATCCCCACCCAAGACGAAGTCGTGCAGCAGTTCATCGGCCACGTTGGTGAGTGGTTCGACAAGTACGCTTTCCTGAAGTCGTACACCGAGAAGCGCTACGCAGAAGTTTTTGGCAAGGACGTGATCGACCAGAAGGAAGTCTTGGAGCTCACGCAGTTGCAGGTCGAAGTGGATGCCGCTTACCCAGCGTTGATGACGCTGATGACCAGTAATGCGCCATGGCAACTCGGGCCGATCTGGTCGCAGTTCAAAGAGATGCAGGACAAGGTAAAGGTCGGGCAGGCTGCTCGCCAGATGAAGCAGAAGCGCGAGCGTGCTGCTCTGGTGGCTAGGCAACACAGAGAGCGCAACGACCGCATTGACCGCAACGTGACGGTGTTCTTCCTGCTGCTCATGGTGGCCTACTTTTGGTTGTTGATTGGTATCATTGCGAATGTCTAAACCTGACAACCTTGGCGTGATTGTGTTTCTTGGCCTGCTGGTCATGTGCTTTGGCACAGTCATTTTCTGGGGTCTGTTTAAGTTTGCGGTTCAAGATGCAGAGCGCACACGTGATCGTCGCGAGCTGCACAAGGCTGCATTGGTTTTGCGCGAAGAGAGAGAGAAGCTCGAGCGTTTATTGAAGACGGTGGAAAACACCGAGAAAGGCAAGGAGTGAAAGACCTATTACTGAAAATCATCGAGGCGCGTATCAATCGGCCAAAACCAACCGTTGAAGAGGTTGAGGTACAGGTGTGGGCCTTTGTGGTTCGTTCGATCACTGTCATGGTGATGGTCATTGCGTTTGGTGTTTTGTACGCCATCGCGTTTGAGGTTCAGTCAGAAGACTTGGCTCCGATCGACGCCATCTTCTTGGAAATCCTGAAAGCCATCGCCTTCATGGGTGTGGGTACATTGGGTGGTATCTCTGGTCGCAAGGCCACTACCGCGATCGCGCAGGCCATTGTTGGAAAGTCGGACGATGGACAGCCTTCTTAATCTGTTGAAGAGCGCAGCCCCAGCGCTGGCCACTGCGGTGGCTGGCCCTATGGGTGGCATGGCTGTGAAGGCCATTGCTGACAAGCTCGGCGTGCCTGCGTCAATTGGTGAGGTGACTAAGGCTCTGGAGGCAAATCCGGAGCTGGCGATCAAACTTAAAGAGATTGACACTCGTGCGTTTGAAGCTGAGACCAAAGCCGTCAGCGAGCGCTGGCAGGCTGACATGGCCAGTGACTCTTGGTTGTCTAAAAACATCCGGCCAATGACGCTGATCTATATCTTGACGGCGTACTTGGCAATGGCGCTGCTTGATGGCGCTGGATTTAAAATTGCCGAGGCTTACGTGACCCTGCTTGGCCAGTGGGGGATGCTCGTCATGGGCGCGTATTTCGGTGGCCGCACTTTGGAAAAACTGAAAGGCAAAGAATGACAAACCTAACCCCACACTTCACGCTAGAAGAGCTGACGCACACAGATCATCGCGATTTGGACAACACACCAACGACCACTGAAAAGTGCATCATCAACGGAAAAGAAGTAATGGTAAACGCTGTTGCAAACTTACCGCGACTGGCTGACTTTTTGGAGCAACTAAAAGTCGTTCTTGGTGGAAAGCCAATCATGGTCAACAGCGCGTTCCGCTCAGAGGCCGTGAACAACGCTGTCGGCAGTAGCAACAAGAGCGATCATCGTCGCGGCTGTGCTGCTGACATTCGCGTGCCTGGCATGATTCCTGAGCAAGTTGTGAAAGCAATCATCGCGAGCAACCTGCCATATCAGCAGGTAATTCGCGAGTTCTCAGATCCAGTTAACGGCGGAGGTTGGACTCATGTGGCCATCACCACAAACGAAGGTGATGTGCCAATGAAGTCTAAGCTCATCATCGACAAGCAAGGCACACGCGCTTACGCTTGATCTTCGTGGGTGTAAATGCTCCTGCTGACGAACCAGTAGAGAACAGCGCAAGTCAAGCCTGCTGACGCAAAGATCAACCCGATCAAAGTCAGCAGGCTTTTTAATTCATCGCTCATGTGTTGCGCTCCATCAGTGTTCGGATGATCTCTTTGGTGTAGTTCATCCTGTTTGGTGACGGCTCCATGTTGTAGTCGCGCAAGATCTCGATGATCTCGCTGTCAGCAATGCCTCGCCATCCCTTTGATTCTTTGTAGCCTACTTCTCTGTGTGGCACTGTCAGGCCGATTGGTTTTCTCATTTTTTCTCCAGTGTTTCTTTTGCGTGCTCAAAGCCTAAATCTTAAGCATTGCTCATGGCTGTTACTGTATTTTCATCGCAGCCTACGCCGCGAAGCATTTGGATTAACTCTTCTTTTGTCATTTGTTTTCCTTGATGCCGAAATTCTTGCAAGCGCCAGAAGGAGCTTTGATACACAGGTGATAGTCCAATGCTCCTAGACTACCAAGCGTCCACATGACGATGTGAAACCATCCGACAAGTAAAACCATTTTCATGTCTTATTCCTTGTTTGCGTGGCCATAGCTACCAACCCATCTGTTTAGCCGAAGTATGTAGCTTGCTATCAATTTAAGAAACACAGCAAACAAACCTAGCGGCATGAGAATCAATCCAAACAATGCGATTCGCATACGGTTCTCTGGCAGCATAACAAGGCAAAGCCAAATCCACGCAGCTGCAATTAAAAGTACAAGTGCTGTCATGCCTTACTCCTTAATGCCGTGGGCGGCTTCGATGGCTCTGGCTTGTTCACGCCATGTTTCTAGCGCGGTTTTGCCACCTTCAACGCAATAGTAAATATCATCAAGCTGTTCATCCGTCAGCGGCTTGCGTTGTTGTGGTGTGGTGTAGAGAGCTTCAATGCGTCTTGCCAGTTCTCTGCGGCTCCGTTTGCCGCCGCCTTCATCCCAATGAATGATGGTTTCGTAAATTGTTTCCAACGCCACAAGCTCACCCTGCTCTTGATTGGCTAGTGCTTCTTTTCCTAATCGCAATGCTTCATGGAAATCATCACCATCAAAAGGAATTTTTTCTTCATTGATACACGACAAAACATATTCCATTTCATCAATCAATGATTGCAATGCTTGTTTCATAACGGAGCCTCTGGCAGTTGTGCGCGTTGCGCTTGTTGATACGCTTTGATTTGTTTGGCAGTCCAAGGAACTGCGCCTGTTGCTGGTGGGAAAGGCCAGTTCACGATACAAGCAATCCAAGAAAAGGTAGCGACAATCCAGCAGAAGCGCAAGCTATTAGAGTTCTGTTGCTATTCCAAACAAGGTTTGAGCATTGACTACCAGTCCAAAACCAGCAAGTCAAATCACCTAAAGCCATCCATGCTGGACATAGAAATCCAATAGCCATGATTGCAAAAAATATTTTCATATCTCATCATCCTTTTCAACAGGCTCAACGCCAGAGCCGTGGCATTTGCTACACGTAGCGCCGTCATACATCCCTTCACCAGACCCGCTGCACCATGAGCAGATTTCGTCTTCTGTGTTGTCGTCATTCATAGCTGCACCTGCGTGGGCCATGGGCCGCGAATTTGGGTTCTAACGCCTGAGCCTGTGTCTTGAATTACCTTGCCACACTTGGCTGCGTACATGGCGCGTTTGCGAGCCTTGTACTTCTCGTCGTAGATTCTGCGAGGTTTCGGTGGTGGAGTCTCTGGGCGAGCAGCATTCTCAGGCACGTGCACGCACTTCCAGACAGAAACAAATCCGTGACCAGCCTTAGTGACCATCCATTTGTATATGTAAGCATCATCCATATTCATCAGCGTGACGCGCACCAAGTTTGGATTGATCGAGAGTCGATCAGACAACTCGTTTGACGTAAGGCCATTTGGCCTGCAACGAAGCAGCTCGTCCCTAATTTTTTGCTTTGTTGTTACTTTCATCGCTCAATGCCTTCCAGTCGATCAGCAACGAGCTTTGCGTAACCTGCAATATCAATCCAGCTGTCGGCGTAATCTGGGTCGCCATTGATGATGCGGCCAATCTTGTGCGCAACCATCTCCAAGGCCTCCCACTGGTCGTCTGCAAGCACTTTGTTGCGTTTGGCGAGCTCATTGGCCATGAATCTCTTCAAGCCCTGAGTTACCTCTGAGTGACCAGTAAATGTGCCGTAGCGTGAGCCGCGCTCTTCAAGTGTTTTTTCGATGTTGTTCATGCTACTTCTCCAGTGCGCTGACGCTTGGCCAGCCATTCATTTACGTCAGACTCAGCCCAAATGACACGGTTGGATCCAGGCATCACCAAGCGAGGAGGAAGCGTCTCTGGACGGCGCGACACATCGACGCGAATAGTCACCGGAGACTTGCACAAGATCTTGGCTAGATCATCAATTTTTAGAAGTTTCATGTTTACCTTTTGTGTTGTTGTGAAATAAGTATATCACAGAATGTTAAGTGTTGATATAAATTTTTTTGTTTTATTGCATTACTGCTTTATGAACGTGCCTTGCGGCGTGAGGTAGCCTTTGCGATCTTTGATCTGCTGGTAAGCGCCTTCCAAGCACTGCACCAAATCAATGTCTTTGATCGCGCAAACCATGATCAGCGTCACGACGATGTCGCCAACAGCATCCCTGATCTCATCCATGTCGTCTCGGTTGATCGCATCGAGCAGCTCAGTCGTCTCTTCAAGAGTCTTGATTGCCTGAGAAATAGCCGTGCCATTCTGGATGATCTTGCGAGCTTCACCCCACTGAATAAGTTTCATTTCCACTTCTGAATAACTCATGGCTTCACCCCAAATACATTGATGTCGGCCTTCAATTTGCCACGGCTGAGTTTTTGAATCTTCAGCTGCGCCATTGCAGGGATCTTTCCTCGTGAGCGCCAATTGCTGATGCAAGGCTCGCACACACCGAGAACTTCTGCCAGCTTGCGCTGTGTTTTGTAGTGTTTTATTGCTTCATCTAAGTGCATGATGGTTCCTAATTGTTCACAGTTGTGATTGTAACACTCAAGGCTTTCAGCTCCTTTGGCTTCATTCGCAGGATGTCAGCGCGGGTGAAGCCGCAGGTCTGGTATGGGCCGAAGCCGGTTTTCACCTGAATGTCAGTCAACTTGTCGAAGATCTCCTCTTGCAGCTTTTGCTTGGCCAGTCGTGCTTCCAATATTTTTTCTGCGCGTCCACGGCTCATGCCTTGCGCCATCAGGTCGTCAACAGTCTGCGCCTTGCCTTGCTGAAGCATCTTGGTCTTGCGCATTTGCTCAATCTGAGCCTGCTGAATTTCCTTGAGCTCGCCTTCAATATGCTCAATCTTTCTGGCTTTGATTTCGTACACATGGCCGCAGTTCGGGCACACAGGCTGAGGCTCGTGGATTGAGAAACACTCTGGGCAGCACTTGACCTTGACATCATCTTCGTCGTCCTCCTCGGCCTTGCGCTTCTTTTTCTTGACGCCCTCTAGCGTCCAGTCGCGATCTTCATCTGGCAAGCCATGGCGCATCACGTTGCCAGCGTGATCCAGCAGAATTGCCGTCTTGCCAGCAGCGGGACGCAATGCACGACCCCAGCGCTGCAAGGCGTTAACAAGCGATTGCGTTGGAGCCAAGTCAACCACGCAATCAATCGTCACGTCTTGCTGGGCAATGCTGGCCAGGTCGAATCCTTCACTCAGGATGTTGACGTTCGTGATGACCGTGATCTTGCCGTTTGCGAAATCGACGATCGCCTTGTCACGCTCAGCATCATCAGTTCCGCCGTCGATGTGAGCAGCAGGAATGCCGTTCTCATTGAATTCGGCAGCAACGTGCTTACTGTGTTCGACGGAGACGCAGAAAATAGCCGTTTTAAGGCCGTTTGCGTGCTTGCGCCAGTGAGTGATAGCGTCACCCGTAATTTGTGGCTTATCGACCACCTCCTGCAAGTCTGAGGCGGCATAGTCACCCATGCGCGTCTTGACCGATGACACGTCGATCTGGTGCTGCGCAGTGAACACACGATAAGGCGACAGAAATCCGTTTTCGATCAGCCATCGCATTGGAGGCGCTTCGATGATGGTGTCTGCGTAACCGCCGTGGCCTTTGCCGAGTCCACGGCCGTCCAGTCGCTGTGGCGACGCCGTGACGATCAGACTGACGTTGCCAACAGCTGGCCCGTAGCGATCCATCACGCGACCCCATGCGGTGTTTTGCACCACGTGATGACCCTCATCCTGAATCACGATTGTCTTGGCTGGCTTTGCAATTCGCTTTGACAGTCTGGCAATTGCACCGTCGATTGAATCGAACCGGCCAACAATTGTCTGCACAGATCCAACCATGGTCGATGATGTTGTATCGACGAACGATTTGCCAAAGGCTTTGAACTGAGCGATCTTAATTGCGCGAACCAGCGCAGGCGCAGCGATGACGTTGTGAGGTAAAGCAAATCTGGCCAGCGACAGACTGATCTGACGAATGATTTCTTTGCGGTGCGCAGCAATCAGGATCGCGTTGTTTTTGTCAGCGGCGTTCTTTGCGATGTAGCTAAACATTACAGTTTTTCCCGAGCCGGTAGCGGCTACGACTAATGGGCATTTGTAGCCTTCAGCGAAAGACTTGCGGACTTCGTTGACTACGTCTTGCTGGTACGGTCTGAGTGAAATCGTCACTTCGGCTGCTCCGACAATTTATTCCCACGCTTGTTCACGCAGACAACTTTGCCTGACTCAGTGACAACGAACCAAGCATTAGGGCCACCGATTTTCTTGCACGCTTGGTAAGCCTCGATTTTGTCTGGCTTCGTGTCAAAGTAAAAATACTTTGGCTCGAATGCGTGACCGTCGAGCATATAAGAGCAGCTCAAGATGATTGCGATTGCTAGGGCGTATAGCCAGTTTTTGATCATGACGCACCACCGTTCTTCATGAGAATTGAAATAGCAGAGCGCACTTGTTCAAGTGGTTTTAAGCACTTCTCGCACGGATCAACCGCAACAAGCTGCTCGACCATTGTGGCTCCAGTTGGCTCGCCTTGAGAATACGAACCAGCGTGAGTTGGTACGTCGTACGTCAAGCTAAGATTAGTTCCACATTTTGCGCATACGAATTTAGTCACTAAAAAATCTCTACTCATGACAACACCTTCGCGTGAGCAGCGGCAGCAATGGCCTTCAACAGCAGCGATTCGCTGACTGACTCGCCTTGCTCCTTGAATGGTGTATTGAGAAAACTACGTGGGTAGCTTATGTATTGAACTCCGTGCTCATACACATAGTAGAGCGAGAAGTCCTCGCCCTTCACCATGTAAAAGCCAGCTTCAGGCCAACCGGTGCGTGTGCTCCATTCTGCTGGTTGTTTGTCTATCTCTTTGATTTCTACTACGTATTTCATTGCGTTTCTCCTTGCAGTTTTCTGTTAAGTTTATGAATCTCACGAATCAGCAATCCAATTGGATCTTGATGAATTTCGTACTCGTACACATAAAGTGAATATGTCTCATTGTTTGACCTTGCTGTTGTCAAGATATACCGATCTTCTGCACAGTGCGTTGTAATCTCGTCTAATCCTTTTCCGTGCACAACAGAAGCAAGCGGAATCTGCTTCGTCATTTTGAGGACTGGGCCCACACATTCGATTGACTTACCGCCGTGCGGCCCTCCTACTAGCATTACTTTACTCATGCGTTTTCTCCTTTTGCTTTTTTGATCGCATCAATCGCATTGGCCACTCGACATCCACCATCATTCACGTCATCCAAGAAGTGTGACTGGCAATATCCGTGATGATCTAGACGGCATGGTTCATCGTTTACATCAATCATCTCCTGTAGGCAGACAAGAAGATCACCATTCACTGTGTTTAATCTGCGCAACTCTGACAGAGCCTTTTCAATTAGCTCGTCCGGTATCTCAACCTCTGAGTCAATGAACTGCTGAATTTCTTCTGATACTTGCATTGAAAACTTAAATTCTTCCACGTCGATCTCCTGTTGTTGAAACCCAAATATATCACACTTGTGAAGTTCTGCAAGAAATATTTTTAAATTTATTTTTCACAGCCGTGAAGTTTTGTGATACACTGAGTGCTCATCAACAACGAAAGTAAGTCATGAACTACATCACCACAACCCTCACTAACGAGGAATATCATGCAATGGATGGCATCTCAAGTAGCCACTTCAAAGTAATGGAAAGATCAGCCCTCCACTATTACCATTCCTACGTGAATCCAGAGCGTGAAAAGAAAGAAGCAACAGCAGCAATGCTGACTGGAACTGCTTGGCACACAGCGCTGTTCGAGCCAGAGAACTTCAGCAAGGACTTCGTCGAGGTTCCAGAAGGTATTGATCGTCGCACCAAAGAAGGCAAGCAATTGTTTGCCGACATTGAAGCCAAAGGTCAAACACCATTCAAGCCTAACGAGTGTCGCGAGATCCTGAAGATGGCAGAGCTGGCCAGCAAACATCCAGTCATGTCAATGCTTCTCGCTCACGAAAACTGCATCATCGAGAATTCGATCTTCATCACAGACGAAGAAACATCGCTCACACTGAAGATTCGCCCAGACTTGGCCATCATGCCTTGCGAGCAATTTCCAAATGGATTGATTCTGGATGGCAAGACAACGCAGGACGCGTCACCACACGAGTTCGGACGTTCGTATTGGAATCTCGACTACCACTATCAGGCGGCGTTCTACTGCGATGTGTGGCAACGATTCTGGCGTACCAACGATCGTCCACCGTTCCTGTATTTCTGCCAAGAGAAAGATGCGCCATACGCCACTGCCATGTACTCAGCTCCATCAAAGATGATTGACTACGGCCACAAGCGTTACCGTGAGCAGCTTGCGAAGATCGTCGAATGTCATCGCAAGCAAGAGTGGCCAAGCTACTCCAAAGAAATCACAAATCTGTCGCTACCAGTTTGGGCTGAAAAGGAGATTGACGGTGTCTAACAAAGATCACATGAACTACAAGGACGGTCACTTTAACTGTCATGCTTGCGGCGCAAAACAAGCCGTGAAGTTTCCGATTGAAGTGAGCGAGTACACATTGGCGATGAAGAAATTTATCAACACGCATGGCGATTGCAAAACCAAAGAGGTGAAGCATGAAGAAAAACGTAATTGAGCTTGGCAAGGTCTACTCGCCACGCAAGCCAAATGCGCGAAGCACGCACCGACGAGTTGTTGCCGTTCACAACGGGTTTGTTTCGTATTCGGATGGTGGCGATCTGAATAAATTTTGCTCTGAGAAATCGTTTCGACGGGCTGTTGTTTTTGAAAAGAGTTCACAGTCATGATACAATTGCGTCAGGCTTATTCATTGCGTGTACGAGACGCAATTATGGGTAAGCCACTAGGCTGACGCCACTTATTCCGTACTCGTACTACGGTTTAAGTGGCGTTTCTTTTTGGGAAATCAAAATGCAATACGCAAGCGACACGATTCACAGACTAATGGAAAAAGTCGTGATGATCCCAGAGTCGGGATGTTGGATCTTTACCGGATCTTTAGATACATCTGGATATGGGCTGATTGGAGTTGGCGGCAGTGGAAACATAGCAAAGGCACATCGAGTCATGTATCACAAGTACAAAGGCGAGATACCCGATGGAATGGTAATGCGCCATTCATGCGACATCCCATGTTGCGTAAATCCAAACCACTTGGATCTCGGTACAAAACTAGAGAATGCGCGCGATAGAGAAGATAGAGGTAGAGGAGTTAGAGCTGGAAAGTTTCTAAAGAAAGATCACGTCGAAAAGCTGTTTGAAATGAGAAATTCAGGAATGACTTATCAACAAATAAGTGATAAGACTGGTTTATCTTATTTTCATGTATCAGCAATATTTAGTGGTAAACGCCAATCATCAATAACTGGAATAATCAAAGGAAAACAAAATGAGTTTTGAAGTAAAACTAGCAAAAAGAGAAGGTGCAAAACTTCTTATTCAATTATCTGGAACGTCTGGGTCTGGAAAAACCTATACAGCCCTGCAATTAGCCTATGGATTAGCTGGGAAAGACGCAAGAAAAGTTGTGCTGATAGATGTTGAGAATCGTCGCGGGTCACTTTATGCAAACGCACTGCCTCAGCCATTCAACATCATTGACTTCTACGCACCATTTAGCCCTGATCGCTACATTCAAGCAATCGAGGCTGCTTGCAACGCTGGCGCTGAAGTAATTGTGATCGACTCTGTGACGCATGAATGGGAGGGTGAAGGTGGTTGCGAATGGATCGCAAACCAATCACGCTTTCCAGATTGGAAGACAGCGAAGAAACTGCACAAGCGTTTCATGACGTATATGCTCCAGTGCCCAGCTCACATCATTGCTTGCACACGCGCTCGTGAGAAGGTTGATTTCTCGAATCCGAAAGAGCCAATCAAACTTGGCATCCAGCCGATCCAAGAGAAGAACTTCTCATACGAGGCCACTGTAAGTTTGATGATGCAGAATCAAGGATATTCACAAGACGTGTTGAAGTGCCCAGCTGAGCTGCAAGACATTCTCGGTCGCGGTCAAGGCTACATCACATCTGAGGATGGAATGTCGCTGCGCAACTGGGTTGACGGCGCTGAAAAGGTTGATCCTAAGATTGAACACTATCGTGGTTTGCTGTTGAACTCGACAGAAGGCGGCATGGAATCACTGAAAGCTCAGTGGTCACAAACTCCTGCTGACATTCAGAAACTTCTTGGTAAGGCGTTTTTGGATTCTGCAAAAGCATCAGCTAAAGCGTTCGACGACCAGCGAGCATTTGGCACTGCGAATGAAGACGAGTCAATCGCCTCGCTGAATGCACTTGCTGGCCAGCAGGCAAATAATCAGTTTGCAGCTAAGCCACAACCAGATCAACAACCACAACCACAACCAGAGAAAGTAGACGATGACGAACCAATGTTTTGATCAGCGAACAGTTAAGGTCAACTTCGTGCTTGGTATCGACGAGATCAATTTGATTCTCGAAGGTTTAAAAACCAGAGATCCAGCACAGGCAAAGCCACTGTTCGAGATGATGAGAAATGCGGCACTTGAAGAGATCAAAGCCGCACAAGAATCCCACAACGCATTAACTCAGGAGAAATAAAATGCAAATTATTGGTGTAGCCCGTTTGGGCAAAGACTGCGAACTTCGCCACATTCAGTCAGGCGATGCAGTAACGAATCTTTCGCTGGCGTATAACTACGGCAAGAAAGATCAACAAGGCAATCGCCCGTCACAGTGGGTCGAAGGCGTACTGTGGGGCAGACGCGCTGAAGGCTTGGTGCAGTACCTTGTCAAAGGCCAGCAAGTGTGCGTCACGTTGGATGATGTGCACACCGAGGAGTACACGAAGAACAGTGGCGGAACTGGCTTCAAACTGGTTGGTACTGTGACGAATATCGAGTTCGTCGGCAGCAAGCCTGACAACGCTGGCCAGCAACAGCAAGCGCGTCCTGCTGCGGCTCCGGCTCAGCGTCTACCAGCTCCGCCAGCTCAGCGCCGAGGTCATCCAGACGATATGGATGATGACATTCCGTTCTAACGAAAAAAATGCCGCAGGTTTCGGTCTGCGGCATTTAACGTCCCTTGGAGAAACGGCAACTTACAGTTTGAAATTCTACTGGAGTTGCCGTGTTAAAAGAAAAAAATATTCAAAATGCTTCACTACTTGCAATCGGTTCTGATCCAGACGTTTTGGCAATGCGACTTCAATCGGGCGTCTTTCGCTCAATGGATGATCCAAGCCGAATCGTTAAAGTCGGAACGCCAGGCGTATCGGACTCGATCGCGATTGTCAAAGTCGTCATCACGCCAGACATGGTTGGAAAGACTGTTGCGGTCTGCGCGGCCGCAGAGTTCAAAACACT